GTACAACAGTTTATCATTTGTATGCCCCGACCCCCCACCCAGCCCCACCACCTCAGTCCGGTGCCTCGAGCCAAAAAAAATCCTAGGAACAAGCCGGGAGCGAATCGGACTTATAGGTTCCTAGGATCCAAACGAAGATACGCTTCGTTTCGGTTTGATCAGCGTTCGGGAGCGAATCTACTTGCTGATCTACTACACACAGCTCTAGCTCTTAGGGGCTAGTTGCTGTGCTTACTGTACCCGCTAGCCCTTAGGCGTTGCGCATACAGGTTACTTCTACTACACTGGTCCACTTAGCTGGCATGCTAACACGAATGTCTGCTACCTTAAGCACCATACGCAAGCTCAGCTCACGCATACGATTGGCATTGGCTATGATGAAGTCCACTACTTCTGTCTTAGCTTCTTCTGTAAGATCGTATGCACCCAGCATGTCTGCATCACGTACTACTTGCTTAATACGTAGTAGCTTCTCACGTTCAGTATCAATGGTCAAGTCCAAGTAGTGACAGCGTGACTCTAAGGCTTCCAAGTGATCACGTAGCTTCTTTGAGCGCACATGATCGAACTTGATGTTGGTAATGAAGATTGCACCGCCCTTGAACTCGAATGAGTTGGGCACACCTTCTTGGCTAAGACTACGGCTGTCCGTGTTCCAATGGATCATTCGCTTCTTGCCTGAGTCCAATGCTGCCTTAAGAATGTTCAGGGATAGGTCATCAAGCAAGACACTATCACAGTCATCGAACACTAGGATTGACTTCTTGTCAGCAAACTCGTAGAGCTTCTTGTACAGGCCAATAGCACTCATTGCGCCTTTGACAACTTCGTACTTCTTCAGCTTTGAATCATTGGCTACATCAGCGAACACATCGTGCTTTGATAGTACTTTCTCAACACCAAAGCTCTTGCCCACACCCGGAGGGCCTGTAACGATCATGCTTCGAACATCGCCCTTCTTTACAGCACGAGTCATGTCTTCCAAGATCTCAAAGCGGTTGGCCAATCGAGCCATGATCTCTTCATCTGTTTCTGTCAGTGTCTTCTTAATGGGTTCTTGCGCTAGACTCTTGGTCTCTTGTGTAGCCTGTGCTAGCATTGCGCTGGTCATTACTCTTGCCATAGGGTTCGCTCCTGTGTGTTGTTTAAGTAGTTATTATACTAGTATTTCGAGTCTTTGTCAACTGCGTCTAAGCTCAAAGCCCAAAGGCCTGCTTGGATGGCTATGGCCAAAGGTGTAAAGAATCCTGTTAGCATGGCCGCCACGCCTGCTATACTGGCAATGATGAATAAGGCTGTTTGCATTAGTCCATCCTCGATCCGGCATAGGCTTTCAAGCCCAGTGCCTGTAGGTAACCAGCCATTGCATACGCACCCGCTTCTTTGATGTCCATGTTCTGTACACCAAGTCCACCTGGGTTCCACATGCTAAGGCATTTGGGTTTGTAGTCCTTCTTGAAGCCTGCTTTGATCAGCTCCTGTGCCTGCTTGGAGTTGGTACGGTCCACGTAGACCTCAACCCAGGCAAAGCCACATGCTCCGCGGTCCGTGCCCCATTTTTGGTATTCTTGTTGGCTAGCCTGTTCTGCTAGTTGTTTGCCTGCTTGGATTGCCTGTGCTAGAATCATAAGTTTCGCTCCTTATTGTTTAAGCTGTTAGTATAACAGGATTTGGAGATCCTGTCAACTGGTTAGACCCAACCTTCTACCACCATAACGGGCTTCTTTAGCACCCGCTTAACGAAGTCTTCTGGCTCGTCATCTACACGGGTAAGCAGGAAGCCCATGCCCTCGCCCAGGTCTGTTTCTTTAATCTCAAGTTCTACTCCTGCCGCTTCAAAGGCCATGTTCATCTTGGTCATTGCGTACTGTACACCTTTCATGAAGGCTTCAAACTCGGAGTCTGTAGTTTCTTCGAAGTCGAACTCGGTCTCCATAATGTGCAGATATTCTTGGCTGTCGCCTACCACAAACTTGTTAATCTTCTTCCAGGCTTTCTGGTCTGAAGGTTCAAAGAAGTCGCAAGCATCGTTCATGTCAAAACTGTTGAACTGATCGTAATTTACTTTAGCCATTTGGTTCGCTCCTAATGTTTGTTGCTATGTGTCTATTATACAACTACTTTGGCTAGTTGTCAACCTAACTACAAGTTGAACTGTAGGACTCATTAACTTGACTGCTCGGCCCTACTGTTCTGTATGTATGTATTATATTACCAAAGCGTAGGATTGTCAACCAATTTCCGCTTGTTATAGGCCACAATTCCTTCTTCTACAAACAAGGCAACCATCAAGATTCCCATGAAGATCCACAGTTCCATGGTCATGTAGAATGCGTATAGGATCTCGTTGATCATGCAGTCACCTGCTCTTGAGCCAACTCGTCCTGCACCATCTGTGAGCACACGTTCATCATCATGATAGCGTAGGTATAGGCCACAGTCTTCTCGCTACCAGTGAGTTGCTCGATTTGATCGCAGAGTGCTTCGATGCTCTTAGGAGTTGCGAACATGTTCATCTTGCTAATTGGATTCCTCATCTTGCTTTCCTTTTGTGTCTGTATGTATGTATTATACGGCCTTTTGGGCCGTATGTCAACCAATCAACCTTCTACGCAGGTGTAATCTTTGTTCCACTGACCAATGCTCAAGTGTGTATAGAAGGCAGTGTGGAAGTAGTCAGTCATTGCATCGGACTCATCAAAGAACACCTTGCCGCCTGCACGACCCGGCGCATTGTGCATGATCTCGTTGATCATCTCAATAGCCTGACGCTCACTAGAGTCCTTAAAATGGTCTGCGATCCAGTACTGGTTAACCTGTGCATAACGACGTCCATTATGGAAATGATCATCAAAGCTCGCAGTGCCCTGCATGATGTTGACATCTACTGACAGGCTACCTGAACCCTTGCGAACTGCAAACTTCCACTTGGGGAACTTCTGCTTGAGTTCTGTACGGATTGCCTTGACGTCTTCTGCGGAAATATAAGCCATTTGGTTCGCTCCTAATTGCTGTGTGTAAGTGTTAATTATACTGGACTTCTGTGGTTTCGTCAACCAGAATCTGTTGCGTTATAACAACACCACCGTTGATGTTTTGATACAGTTCAGCAACCGCTAGGATGTAGAATTGCATGATCTTGCCCTGCTTGGTGATCAGTGTATACATCATTTGGCAAACTCCTGGTACTCATCATACGAAAGGAACATGTCTGTCTGCGGGTTCAAGTATCGGCCTTCTTGTGGGCAATAGTACAGAACGCGGTTGCCATCGTAGAAGAAAGGCCCTTCTAGGCCATTTCGGCCTTCCCACTGGGCGCGGAACTCTGGTGTAAGATTGATGATCCTGTAGCCCATTTGCCGCTCCTTGTTTGCTAGTGTATGTGTTAATTATACGATCAAACTGCCAGACTGTCAACCAAAACAATCTCTTGCGTAGGGTAGTAGATCTGGCCTTCATACTCTAGCTGGCTCTGCTCGTACTCTGTGAGGTAGTCATCAGCTACCACTTCCCAGCCAATGATGTACTCGCGGAAGCCTTGGTTATCGACTTCGATCTGTGTGCGAGCACGATCCACTATCACATCGATCATATCGCACTGATCGACGTTCTTGATCGAGTAGTCGGAACCGCCTTTGAACTTCCAATACTGGGGGCACTCACCAACTCCGTCCCAATCATGGGCACCGTAGTTTTCCTGGACCTGCGTAGTGATTAGTAGTTTCAAGTTTCGCTCCTTGTTTGCTAGTGTATGTGTATATTATACAGGTTTTGGGCAAACCTGTCAACCAAAGACCCTTACAGTTGGCCGGACTCTAGCAGATCGGTTAGGTCGGCTTCCAGACTGGAAATTGTAGCTTGTACAGCATTGTAGTCTGACAGGCGAATGTCGAGCGGGTACAATAGGCGGGCCGCTTGGTCGAGCAGGTGGATGGCTTGTTTAAGATCGGCTGCTCGGCTGTGTGGTGTTTGTTTGTTCATGTGTAGATTATAGCGCACTCTAGCCAAAATGTCAAGTGCGCTATAATAGCCCTTATGCTTGTAGGGTTATTGCATCCACATTGTATACAAACTCGTTGTCGTCATCTGCGTCTTGTGCTTGCAAGTCCGCAATGTGTGCGTCTGCCAGAGCCAGTGTACTAAACGCCGCAATGTTATAAAACTCGTCCTCGTCATCTCCAAAGCCCTGCCCCTGCACTACAAAAACTGTTTTCATATCCGCTCCTTAGTTGCTGTTAAACACACGCACACGCACATAATGTCCGCCTTCAGTGTGTGTTATCCAATTGCTGTTTACATCTGTGCGCTTTACCTTATTTGTATAGCCACACGCTGTAATTGTGTCCTGCAACCGCTTTGCCACAGTGTCTGCTTCCTTAGTATCCCAAAATCTAAATGTAAGCAAGCGTTCCTCACTACTAACTTTAGTCTTGTCGCACCACTGTCGCTTGTATATACTATTACCCTGCATGTCTGCAATGCTGTTTACAATACTCCGCACAAAACTTTTATTTGCTAACATTTTCGCTCCTTGTTTGTGTAAGTGTTAATTATAGCGCAGATCGCCCAAAACGTCAACCAAAAGAAAAGGTGTTGTATTTCTACAACACCTTGTCCCCACGTCCACCAGTGACTAAACGAATGGCTGTGTGTGATGGTCCGGCGTAGAGGAATCGAACCTCTATAATGACTTTAGAAGAATCATGTCCTATCCGTTGAACGAACGCCAGGGTTGGTGGGCCCTCCGTGAGTCGAACACGGCACCAATGGATTATGAGTCCACTGCTCTAACCAACATGAGCTAAGGGCCCGGGTAATCATTTACTTATTCGTTCCAACTCAGTGAGTTCACCTTCTTCGTCTTCCTGATAGATGATGCACTCAATGATGCCTTCGTCTTCTTCAAGAGACAGTGTTGCCAATTGTCGTAGCTTTTTAACGCTACCGTCCGTATCAATCAACTCTTCGTTACCATCTTCATCGATGGAGTAGAGCTCATAGTGTTCCCAGGTCATTTTATTGAGATGTGTTGTTTAGTAGATCGCAGATTTGTTGAGCGATTTGCTCCGCTTCGGATTGATTGTCTCGGGCGATGATCAGTAGAACTCGCCCCGGGGGTGTGCTTTCAAAGTCGCGAACCACGACCCTGTTGGGGCCGTAATCCGCACTCGTTGACTGAGCAAAACGCATTAGAAAGGTGCGTCTTCCATATCAACGGTTGATGTTGCAGGAGCTTTGGTTTTAGGAGCAGCCTTGACCTTGACAGTCTTGGCAACTGGAGCAGCCTTGACCTTAGGTGCTGTAGCTGTCTTAGGAGCCTTCTCGTCCAAGTACTCTGCAATCGCAGACTGAGCAGCCGCATCTTGGAACTCGTCCATAGAAGCCAGTTGCTTGATACCTTCATACTTGGTGCACTCTGCATCAAGTTCGCAGAGACGGATGTCTTCATGACCATGCTTGGCCAATACCTTGATGCGCATAATGTCATTGGCAAAGCGAACCTTGTACTCGCCGTTGAGTTTAGAAACACCAAAAACTTTGAACTGTTTATCTGTAGCCATTTTAATTTACCTTTGTGTGTGTGTTAAAAATATGAACGCCTTGTTCATGTTCTAATTATACAACTATTTCGGTTAGTTGTCAACCGTTTTCTTTCTCTTTTGGCGAACCAAAGGAGTAGGAACCTTCTTGTTTTCGAACTCTTTAGTCACATAGAACTCAACCAAACTGCGCTGAATCATAGTAACCAAATCGCCGTGATCCTCGGGGACTACGAATCTCACTGGGCAACTGCCCCAGCTGTTGGATTGGACGTATTCAAAATAATATCTTCGATGATTCTTATCTTTTGGGTCAAACACGGTCCACGGCCTACCGAAGAGCGAAAGTCTACTCATTTGTTGTTAACCACCCATTGTCTAATCACATCTTCCAGGGGCTTATAATTATACTGCGGTTCCTTGGGGCGAATCTTTGCCAATTCCTTGGCATCGTGTTCTTGATTCTTTTCTCTATTAGTTTTCATTAACTGTACTCATAAAATGTAACGGAAGGATCGTAGGCTTTGAGCTCACGTGCAACGGTAGTCAGTTCCCGGTAACGAGATCTAACTTGACCTGCACTCAACTCGCCGTCACAAGTTAAGTTTTCTGGGCTCAACGCAGAGTCGATAATGTCTGCAATCTTTTGGCGATCAGCGGAGCTGGACAAGCTGAGTTCAGGTGACTTGAACAGTTTGTTGAATGCGTTGCGCTGTTTGACAAATGCTTCTAGTGCTTTCATAAGTTCCTCTGTGTGCTGTGTAAGTAGTAATTATACTGGATCTGCCCTATTTCGTCAACCGGAACTGATCAATAACCCTACTAGCATCAGGGGTACCTTTTAGGTCCATAGTAGCTTCGATCTCTAGAGCTTCTGCCCGTAGCTTGAGTTCCCTAGAGTAGGCATCCATAAGCTCTTGGGCATAGATCTTGTCGTCTTCATCGCTCTGGGCATACCAGGCTTGGAAGTCATCACCTCTAGTATTGAGCAAGAAGTTTAGATTATCCCTGTCCCAATCGTTAGTAATAAGACCTTTCATTCGTCCCGTCCTTTGTGCTTAGGGTTGCGTTTAAATTGCTTCTTGCTTTGGACTACCTTCTGTTTGAAGGGTGTGTCCTTGCAGAACAGAACAATGTGTGCCCTAATCTGCTTTGGTACTTTGATTGTAATCTTCACTTGGTGCTCCTGTCTGTATGTAAGTATTATACAACCAAAAGCGCCAAGTGTCAACCTGCTAACAGCGGGGCCAGGTCAGGAGCCGTAGTAGTTGCCCAACACGTTGTCAACCTGTTCCTGATCTCCGAAGTCCTCAGCTTCAACTCCAAAGTCCGACAGTACATCGTTCACATACTCGATCGGGATCAACAGTTCGGCCGCAATCTGTTTGGCCGACATGCCCTCGATGAACAAGGTCTCTACATCGTAATACATATCTTTGACTGCACCCATTATTGTTTCTCCATCCATTCACGTTCTTTAATCTCTGCAACCAACTCTTCATCTGTGAAGTTGGCGTAGCCTTTGAAACCATCTTCTATGTAACTCTGTAGCAGTTCAAGCCCGCTAGGATCACCGTCGATGATATATTGGAAGTCTGACTCGCAGAGGTAGTCAATAGCTTCCTCGCGGTCAAATAGCTTGTCTGCCGCACTGGCCTTCTTGCTAATATAGCCTGTCATTATTCGCACTCCTCTTGATTCATAAGTTCAGCAAAGGCTGTTTCCAGCGAGATCCACTTGCCGTCTGTAGCATAGCAACGAACGAACCATGTTGCTTGGCCCTCTACTTGACGCAGGATGTAGTCATACTCTTCTTGCTGGCAGTTGTCTTCGTAGTCCTCAAGATCCATAAAGCGGTTAATGTCACAGCTCTCACCACGCTGTGTGTAAGCTGACTCTGCAGTCTCGTCAATAGTAGGGCGCAGGGAACTGAAGCCGCCGAGCTCAACTAGCTCTTTAACTTTGAACGGGTTTGTGTAGTGCTGGGCAAGGATCTTGCCGTTGTTTTCCAAGTAGCCGTCCCAGTGACAGTAGATCTGCGAAACGCTTTGATCTGCGAACTCAATTGCGATAGTGCTTCGTGTACCCATTTCCAGCTCCTAGTGTGTTTGTGTAAGTGTTAATTATAGCGCATTACGCCAATTCTGTCAACTGGATGTCTGCAATAACCCTACTGCCTGTGTGGCTAAGGAATACCTTAGTGCTGTCAGTGCCGCCCTTGCATAGGAATACCGCTAGATAGCAGATCTGCCCACCGTTGGTAATGCCTATGAACTTGCACGAGCTAAAGGCAGGGCCTTTCCAGCCTCCGTCTTTGGCCAACTTGGTCAGCTGTGGTGCAACATAGCTGGTCATCTCTTTGAGTGTTTCTGGTGTGATCATATCAGCACTCCGTATCAAAGTCTGCCCACTCCTGGGCTTCGTCGGGCTGTCCGTCCCGTTCTTCTTGCTCCAGCTCTGCTTGAAGCTCCTCACTGAGTGACATGAAGTCCTCGCACACGCTGAACAGTGCCTGGAACGCCCGCTTCTCATCACGCGACATTTCACGCAGAAACATAGGACCTTCTTCGTTCATTGCGGTAACGATTTGGTTCATAGCTGCCAGAGTGTTCTCATTCATGCAGTATGACATATTTGGGTAGTTTGACATTTGGTTCGCTCCTAATGTGTTTGTGTAAGTGTTAATTATACTGCCTTTTGACTAAGGCGTCAACCAAAAACCCTACAGGGTCTCGGGATATACAACGTTGTCGAGCTCGATGGCCAGCGCATTAAAAGCGTCTTGTATTGGCTCGTATTCATCGAGGCCTGCTTGATCTAACAGATCTTGTACTTGTAACATTAAGCTGTCTAGTTTGCGTTTGACGTCTGTCATATAGTTCCTTTGTTGCTAAGTGTTAATTATACTAGATCTAGCTCAAACTGTCAACCAACTGCGTTGTATAACCCTACAAGTCCAATGGCTAATGCTACTAGGTTGACAACTAGTTGCGGAGTGTTGCGCACCCGATAGGACCAGGTCAAAAACAGTACTGTACCAATCGCGAACACGATAATATTGTAGGGGTACATGCTAGGGCCAATAGCGTTAAGCACATGCCCTGCAATAATGGCCACAGCCCCTGCCCACTGTAGTGATTCGTCTATGTGTCTGTAATGCATGTTTATCCTTTAAACAGTTGCCTGCATACGTGCTCGCACGTAGTCTCCTAATGCATAAGCGTCCATGCTAACATAGGTGTCGCCCTGCATGCCTTGTTCGCTATAGCAAACGTCCTCTGCTGCCTCAATGCTAATGCCTGCCTTAATAAGTGCAGTGTGTACACAGGCCAAAAATTCGCTGTCTGTGTAAATTAGCCCCAGCTCGTCTGTGTCCCAAGTGTCGTCTGTAAAGTAAGCCTGCAAGTCGCCATCGCAGTAGTCGCTGTCTATACTGCCGTCGCTAGCAATAAACATGTTAATGCTCTCCACAAACACTTCTTTAGCAATGTCGCTCCAGTAGCCGTCTCCGCATGTCTTAAACATCTTGTTAACAGTAATGTCTAACATAAAGCCGTCTTCTGTACGTGTAACGTTTTGCATTTCGTTCCTTGTTTGCTACTTAAAAAACAATTATAGCACACACTGCTCAATCTGTCAACAGTGTGTGCTAAAGACCCTACATGTTACTCTACTAATTCTATGTTAGTAGTGTTAAGCAGGCGACTAGCATTGTGCAGAACATTTAGTACTTCTGTTTGCGCAACGTCCCCGCTTACATAAGCGCATTTTGCCTGCACAGGAAACGCATTTACTAGTTCCCCATTGTTGTTATACTTTTTATGTACATTGAATGCCACTACTACTTTAACAGTACCTAGCTTTTTATTAAAAATGACCTTAGCTTTAGCAGGGGTATTGACTGCACTTACTGTAAATGTATGCAACATTTTGGGCTCCTTTTGTGTCTGTATGTAAGTATTATACTACAGAGGGCCCAAACTGTCAACCAAAGCCCCTAGGGGCTCTAGGGTTATGCCGCTTCTAGCATGTTAGCAGGCACCTTGTAACCACCAAGCGGAGTGTCTACAATGATGTTCTTAATGGCGATCTTGCGCACCGTGCCCACTACAACCATACCGCTACGGCTAGAAGTGAACTTGACCTTGGCACCTACGCTAAAGGATCGCTTGACCTGCTTGGCCAACTGGGCCCTGTTATACTTGACAGCATCGATGATCGATGTAAGTTGATCATTGGTAAAGTTACCCTGGATGATGGCAGTGTTGATTGCTTGAATATTCATCTTCGCTCCTGTGTGTGTTTAAGTAGTAATTATACTGCCAAAATCAATTGTCGTCAACCTCTTTGTTCTCTTCTTCCCATTCAGCCACGCTTTCGCTGATACAGAATGCTTCGTCCAGGGCTTCTGGCAGTGTCTCAGCGATCTGTTCGCTGTTCATGCCGCCGTATTCGTAGAAGTCATCACTGCCATCTTCCCATATGCCAGCAAACGCCATACCGGGTTCGTAATACATGGCACGGATTGAGAAGCCTTGCTCTACGAGCTTCTCGTAGGCACCAATAGGAGGGCTCCATGCTGAGTCAAAGCCCAAGAACAATCCGCCTGGAATCGTCTCTGCTGGATTGCCGTCTGCACCAATGTCCCACTTGGTTCCCCACTCGTTCACACAGAAGTCCCACCAATCTTTGTAGCCATAGAGTGCCACATTACGATCCATCTGTGCTAGATGTGCTTCTCGTCCATCTTCCCCTACGGATCCTGACACTGTATCACGCAGGTCTTGTGGCACCGGAATCAATGCTTGAAGCAGAGCACCATCGTTGAAGGCTTCGCGCACCCGCTCAATCATCTTGGGATCTGCATGAAGGATTTCTACTGTATTATTGCACCAATTAGGCATGTTCGCTCCTGTGTGTGTGTAAGTGTTAATTATAAGGCCTTAAGCCTGTTCTGTCAACCTAATGACAAAACCTGTGTAGTCCTTCTTAGCACGGCCCTTGGCCTTAAGACCTAGCATAGTACCCTTAGGGTCCAAAAAGCGCAGATCAGTTTCGTCTGCACTAGGAACACCTTCTGGGATCTGATCGTAGACCGCAACCACTGACAAGCCCTGCTTGAGCGCCTTGAGCACATCTGCATCATTGCCGTCTGCTTTAGAGAACGTCAAGTGATAGTTGGGCAGGTGTGCAATCTTGCGTCCCAGAACCTTAGTGTAGTCATAGAACTGTACCGTAGGGAACTTCTCAATGATGCCCCACTTCTCTACAGATAAGTCACTAGTACCGTTTAGGCGGAACACAGGCGTCAAACCCTTGCGCTCTGCGAATTTGATAGCCTTACGAATGTCTGCTTCTAAGGTAGCAAGGAACAGATCTCGTTGCTCAAAGTACATGACCGTCTTGCGAATGCGTGCCTGCTGAATCATATTGGTATTCTCACCCTTCTTGAACATACCACCGCGTCCGGCAGTGTTAAGGCAAGCGGCAATGCAACCCGGTGTAGCCTTAGGGCAAGTGTTCTTGCCTGACAGTGTACTGGGCGCAAGATGCAGGATAAAGCTCAAATAGCCTAGCTTGGTTCCCTTTTGGATCTTAGGGTTTGCTGTTGAAAGTAGTTTAAACATGGTTCGCTCCTTGTTGTTTACTGTAGCCACTATTATATGCTAGAACCGCTAGCCTGTCAACCATTCTTTTACATATACTGATCGTTCAACGAGGGCGCACAGATCTTAACCAACTCGCGCTCGTAGGCATAGGCTTCAGCACGACCGCGAATCACTGTGATGACCTCATGTTCCCACTCTGTCCAGTTACCTGCTCGAATGTAATTATAGATCTCCCAGTCACGAGCTTCGTGTTTAGCCCGGGAGATATGCTTGCGCCAGCGTTCTTTCACTGCCTTTGCGACTGTGACAGAGCCCTTGCGAGTGAGTCCAATGTATTCCTCACCGTTATGGCGAGCTACATATATGACAAAATTTGAGTCTTTACGGGCAGTTCGTTTTGTTTTCATCATAGTGTATTATAGCAGGGTCTAGCCATTCTGTCAACAACCCGCCAAAAGATATGTTGTTGACACTCTAGCCAAAAGGCAGTATAATTATGACATGTTCGAACATAGTGGGGGTGGACGGCGCGAGCGGCCGTGTCCTAGAGAAACCTGGTTGACAAACGGGTTATTATTAATCCAGCAGAATACCCAGGTTGACACTAGGGTCTCTCTCTAGTCGTTTTGAATGAGCAGAACCAATCAGTCCCGGATATCCACCGAATATACCATAGCAGGCAAGGGATCTAGTATATAGTCACTGCACTGATCTAGATCACTCTCGGTGAACAGTTCCCAATCACATCTAGTGCGAGTCTGTTTGAAACAACAAATGGTACCATTGGTCTGCTGATCGATCCATACCATATGAGTAGGGAATGTAATAACAGCAATGCGTCTACTATCAATCATCTAGTGCTCCCGGTTGTATATAGTACTTAGTGGTTAGACCTATTAATTACCGTGAATGTCGATAGTGTGTCAAGTTGACTCGAGTGTATATACAGTGAGTCATAGTCGATATACAGTGAGTCATAGTGTGAGTAGACTGATCACTGCTAGCGTAATGACTCCTATACGCTAGATTACTCTGTTAAAAATGTTGGAAAAGTGTGATAAAGTGCAATTTTGTGTGGCCGAACCGTTCTATCGCCTCACTAGAACGGTGGCACCACCATGCATACAGGGCTCTACAACGGTGGTTCGGGTGGGGCAGATAGGCATAGTTCTAATGGTTACTCACCATAATCCATCTAGATCCACTATTTCTCACCGTACTTGCTCACATGCACACACGTACAGCGGGGCCTATATGCATCAAACACCTAGTTCATTATACGTGCAATCAGCTACAGCGGGGCCTTATTGTATATGCACTATATACACAC